TACTCCCCGGCCAGGTCGCCGACTTTTATCCCGGCCTTGTCCAGCGCTTGCTCGCCGGCTCGCAGCGCCCCGCGCTGCTTTTCGATGGCTGCCGAGAGCCGGTCCGCCTTGACCCTGGCGTCGGCCCTCGCCTTGGCCGCCTGAGAGGCCGGCGGGCCCGAGGCCAGGGCTTTTTTCAGCTGGCCGATCTCGCGATTGGTGGCGGCTAGCTGGCGACGGGAGACTTCCAGCGCCGCCCGGTCCTTCTCCACGCGCTCGATCAGGGCCCGCTGCGCGCCGAGGGTCTTGATCGCCGCCCCGAGCGTGCCAAGCTGCCGCTTGGCCCCGCCCAGGGCGGCGCGGAACCTGCCGGAAAGGCTGCCCTCGATGACGACACCCAACTTGATATTCTTATCCGCCATGCGTCCTCACCGCTTGCGCCGGTAGATGTCGATCGCCGCCGTGGTCCATTGCGCCATCTCTTCCAGGTCCATGTTCATCAGATCGCCGTAGCCCCACCGGGTGTAGCGGTTGAGTATCAGCACGGCCCGGCGCGCCCCGGCCGCGCTCAGCCTAAAAAACCCCGGTAGGCCTCCTGCAGCCGACCGTAGTCGGCCAGGTCCAGCTCCTCGATCACCGCCGGGGGCACTTCGCACAGCAGGGAAAAGAGCCGTATCTCCTGCTCGGCGTTGCCCTTGGCGGCCTTTTCGGCGGCCAGTAGGTCCCGCACCCTGGGCCGGCGCACGACCAGCCGGTCCACGCTGCGCCCGTCCGCCTGCACCGGGTGCTTCAGTTCGATTTCCATTGCGACACCTCCTTGCGTAAGGGGCGACCGGCCGGCTCGCCCGTACCGGTCTCATCCGTCTTACACGCCGATGGCCTCGCGGATGGCCGCCAGGCGGTCCGCTCCGGCGATGGCCTCGATCATGTTGGCCGCGTCGATCTCGATGAGCGTCACGCCGTCGCTGTCGTACTTATAGTAGCCGCAGGCCACGGCGACCTTCATCATCGTCTCCTCGCCGGCCTTCCAGCCGCCGCCGTCGATCTCGCGCCAGCGCCCGCGCACCGTGATCTCCACCGGGGTCACCGCGCCGGCGGCGTCGTCGGCCTCCAGCGCGCCCTTGAAGCGCAGGGTGACGCCGGCGTGGTCCGTCAGGCCCCAGAGCTTGAGGATCTCCTCGTTGTACTCCTTGAGGGTGAACTCGCACTCCATCTTTTCCAGGCCCATGTCGATTTCCACGGGCGCGGCCATGCCGCCGGCGCGAAACTCCTCCATCTTGCGCGTCAGCTTGGGCGGCACCAGCTCGGCCACCCGGCCCGCGTAGCCCCGGCCGTCGACGACCAGGTTGAAATTTTTCAGCACTCTCGGAATCTGCGCCATCAGATCACCTCCTCAAAGTAGTCGTTGACCAGCCGGCTGCGGAAGGTCACGTGCTCGGCCGGCGCCGGCGGGGTGAAGTCGAAATCGAAGTACACCCGCCCGGCGGCCAGCTCGGTGGGCGTGTTCAGGTCCTTATCGGCCCAGCAGGTCCCGCCGAGGATCGCGCCGATCGCTTTCAGGTGCGCCAGGTAGGCGTTGACGCCCTCGACCACGTCGGCCAGGTAGGTGCGGGTGATGTTGCGGTCCACGGCCCACAGGTGGGCGCGCAGCAGGCTCTCGTTGATCATGTCGGCCGTGCGCACCACGGAGAGGAAGGCCCACTTGCTGTCGCTGCTCAGGGTGCGGTTGCCCCAGAGGCGATAGCCGTCCTGGCGGATGATGGTGGCCACGTTGGCCTCGTTGAGCAGGTTGGCCCGGGCGTTGGCGTCGCCCAGGGCGAAATCCACGTCGCGCGTGGTGCCCACGATGCCGTAGATCTCGCGGTTGCTCGGGCTCCACCAGAAGCCGCGCTCCGCGTCGCTCTTGGCGATGATGCCCGCCACGCGGGCGCTGGCCGGCTGGGTGACGATGTCGCCGTCCGCGTCCAGCACCTTGACCCCCGGATCCACCACGTACACCCGCTTGGAGCCGAAATCCCCGGCCCATTCGATAGCATCGGCGTCGTTGGTGTCCGGACCGTCGGCGATGATCACGGCCCGCAGCCGGTCGGCGATGCCGAGCAGCTCGGCCACCACCGGGTTGGCCACGCTGGCGATGCTCGCCGTAGCCGCCGCCCCCGTCCCGCCGCCGCCGGTGAAGGTCACGGTGGGCGCAGTCGTGTAGCCGTAGCCGCCCTTGGTCACGGTGACGGCCGTCACCACGCCTTCGGCCACGGTGGCCACGGCTTCCGCCCCGCTGCCGTCGCCGGTGAACACCACTTCCGGGGCGCTGGTGTAGCCGCTGCCGCCGTTGCTGACGGTCACCGCGCTGACGCCTTTGGGCCGATCCGCGGTGAACCCCGGCGCGCAGAGGATGCGCGGGGCGAAACCCACCACGCTCTCGGCGCCCAGAAAGCACTGCACCCCCTCGTAGGCCCCGGTGGCGCCGTCCACCCCGCCGATCACGTTGGCCATCGCCTCGGCCGCGTCGGCGCCTTCGTCCACCCGCACCACGATCACCACGGCTCCGGCCTGGTCGAAGACGGCGTCGATGGCCTCGGGCAGGGTGCCTTCGCCGTCGCCTACCGTGTCCAGCTTGGCGGCCTCGACCCGGTTGCCGGCGATCAGCACCGGCGTGTTGAGGGGAAACGCGGCGGCATCGGCGTCCGGCGCCGTGCCGATCAGGCCGATGACGCTGGAGCGCACTGTCTGGATGCTGCGTGCGCCCTCGTCGATCTGGATGACTTCTACGCCGTGCAAAAATGTTTCGCTCATGGCTTATTCCTCCTTGGCCGCCGTCTTGGGGCGCCCGTGTTCGGTTTTGGCTTCGACCACCGCCGCCTTGGGGCGCCCGTGTTCGGCTTTGGCTTCGACGACCGCCGCCTTGGGGCGAACGGGCCCGGTTGCGGGTTCTCCGGCCGCCCCGGCCCGGACGACCTTGCCGCTCAGCAGCATCCACTTGGCCTGGCGGGCGGTCAGCGCCACCCGGCCGCCGGCCGGTATGGTGCGGCCCGCATGGCGGATCGGCTTCAAGACAACGTATTCGGATGTGGACATGGCGCCTCCTAATGACTGTGGTGGTTGGTGTTGCCGCCGGCGTCGATGACGCTGCCGGTGGCGGTAATGTTTCCGGTAACGGAAAGGTCGCCGGTCAGGGCGAAAGAGCCGGTCATGGTGCCCTTGGTGGCGCCGCCCGCGGCGGCGACGTTGACCGCCGGGGCGGTAAGCGTCAATCTGGTCCCGGACGATACGGCCACCGCCCCCGCCGCGCTGACGGTCGCCGCGCCGCCCACCTGCACGGTGGCGTCGCCGGATAGCGAGACGTTCGCCGTGCCGGGGCAATCCACCGCAAGCAGCGACTGCCGGCGGTCGTAAGAGATGCGCATGCCGTCGGCGAAGCGGATGGTGCGCACCGTCGGCGACGTCTCCGGCGCCGGCCGGGCCGCCTGATAGATCGCCGGCAGGCAAACGGCTTGGGCCGGGTCGCCGCAGGGGCTCAGCAGCAGCACCTGCTCGCCGACCTCCGGCGCCCACCAGTCGATGTCGTCGGCGGCCCGCCGCGTCAGCCAGGGGATCCAGCCGGTGAGCAGCTCTCCGCTTTGCACCCGCACCCGGGCGCCGGCGTAATCGGCCTGGGCCACGGTGCCGAGTCGCAGCAGGTTGTCCAGGCGGCGCTCCAGCTCGGCCAGGCGGAAGTCGGTGGGCTCGGCGTTCACGTTCACGGATCTTCCTCCGGCTCCGGCGGTCGGCAGACCGGGATATAATCGTCTTCGTGGCCGGCGCCGATCTCGGGCGCGAAGCCGACCCAGATTTCCTCGGCCGCCACGCCGGCGCCGTCCCAGGTCGAATCGCCGAAGCGCACCGTCTGGGTCCAGCGGATCTCGCGGACGCCGATTCCTTTTTCTTCCAGCAGGTAACGGGGCACCACCGCGGCCAGCTTCGCGGGGCCGACGCCGGCCTGGCCGAAGCGGTTCAGGCGAATCATCGGCAGCAGGGTCTCGCACAGCGCCGTGATGTCTTTTTGCCTGGCCTCGGCGCCGGCGGCGTTGCGGGCCGCCACGAACAGGGATATCTCAAGGCGCGCCTCCACCTGGTCCGTGCCGGGGTCGTCGGCCACGATCCAGGGTCCGACAGCCAGCAGCAGCGCCGGCACCCGGACCATCGACCGCACCGCCCCGTCGAGCTGGCCGGCGTAGCGCTCGCAGGTCGCCACGCCGGTCACCACGGTCAGGTGCTCCAAGATGGCGCTCTCCAGGTCGTAGACCACGCCCATGTCAGAAGTTCTCCAGCGTGTCGCGCGTCATGAGGCGATCCGGGCTGAAATGGCTCACCCCGCCGCCGGCGGGGGCCTCCGGCGCCGGGGCAATGCCCAGCGTCACCGTGCCCTTGGCGATCTGTTCCAGCAGGCGCACCGCGTCCCGGTAGCGGTCGCGCACCTCGTCGGTGGCGCCGTTTTCCCACAGCCGGTAGCGGGCGATATCGCCGCAGAGCCGGGTCAGCACGACCGGCACGCTCGTCAGCGGCAGCGCGTAGCGGCCCGCCAGGTAGGCGTCGATCTCGGCGGTGGCGTCGGCGATGGCCAGGTCCAGCACCTCGGTGTCCACCTCGCCGGTGTTGAGCCGGTCGGTGAGCTGCAGCACCTCGGCCGTCCCGTAACGCGCCTCCATGTCGGATTGGGTGCAATAGGCCATCGCGGGCTACTTTCGCTTGGGTTTGGTTTTCTTCCCCGCCGGCTCGGGCTCGGGCTCGAACACGGTCGCGGGAGCGGGATCGGGAGCGGGCGGCGGGTCTTCCACCGCCGCGAAGCGCTGTTTTTTGCTCGTGGCCAAAAGCTCGGCCCCGACGTCGTCCGGGTAGTCCTTGATTTCGCCGCGGCGATGCGGCCCGTGGCCGCCCACATTCACCGCATCGCCGGGGCCGAGGTATTCGATTCGCATGGCGTCTCCTTGCGCAGGGGCGAAGAATGCTCCGCCCCCACAAGGTCGGATTATCAGGTCGCGTAGGTGTCTTTCCACAGGTAGCCGGCGTCAGCGCACACCTGCACGATATCGGTCTCTTCGGCCACCTCGTACACGTCCTGGTGGCGGCTAGCCTCGCGCCAGGTGGTGGTGCGCCGGGCCATGCCGTTTTCGTAGGCGATGCGCGCCTGCACCCCGGCCGATACCATCTTCAGGCCGAGCCGCCGGGGGCGGTAGAAGAGAAAGCCCATCCCCTTGCCGCTGTTGATTTCCCAGATCCGCGCGGCGGTAAAATCGGTGCCGTCGGCCTTTTCGGTGGCCGTGGAGTGAACGGCCTTGCCCACCAACACCTCTTCGAGCTCCAGCAGGGCCGCCAGCAGGTCGGCCCCGAACACCCCGCGCTGGGTGTATTTGATCTTCTCCTGGATCGCCTCGCACTCCTTGAGGGCCAAGAAGGTGGCGTAATCGAGCAGCAGGCAGTTGGGGTCGAATCCCGTGGCCGACTGGATGGCCTTCTTGCCGGTCACCATGTCGGTCAGGAAAGTGTTGGTGCTGCCGGCCGGAGACCACAGTCCCTCGGCGTCCTCGCCTCCCGAGTTGCCGTCCACCCAGGTGCTCCCGGTGATCAGGGCGGCCACGCGGCGCTCCTTCTTCAGGTCGATCTTGT